CCACAGACATCATACGCCATCAAATTAGGAAGAGCTCGTCTTACTAATGAGATAAGGATGGGGTCATAAGTGTCAACTGCACTTGACATATTATTTGCGTGGACTGCCTCAGTGATATTCTTCTCTTCGGCAAGTGCCTTCTCTTGGTTTTCAAGAATGACAGCAGTTACCGCTTTACGGTAGCCGTCCTTGATTTCGCCAAGGTCGGGGTGATCCAATACTGGACTCCACTTTTTTTGGATTTCTTCTGAAAGATACATTGTAGTCTCCTATTTACTTTCTTTGGTTGTTACCTATTGGTATTTATAATAAACTTATTTTTTAAGTTGTCTGGAAATCGCTTGAGCGTACTTGTTAACTACACTACCCTCTTCAAGCATAGATTCTGGTACAGTATCAGTCAGTTTTGAATCTGACTCTTCTGAAAGAACCTCTTTTTGTTTAGGGAAATAGTTCTCTTTAACAACAGTTACTTTTTCTGCAAACATCTCTTTGCTTCCGAATTCAACATCTTCAAGTAAAGAAGTAAGTTTTTCTTTTTCTGTTAATGTTAAATCTTCAGTTATCTCACCGATAACTTTGGAACGCATTAGCGATTCCCTATCAGTGGTAAGATTAATCTGCGCCTCAACTGACTCATTGAGTTTCTTTTTAAGCGACTCAATTTCGTCTTGCATTTCGCCCAATACATCGTACTTGTCTTGTGGTACTTCAATGTAGTGTTCTGCGAATACATTCTTCAGTGACTTAATAAAGTCTTCTGTTATTTCAGTCCTAAGACCGCGCTCTATTGCAAGCTCGTTTTCTTTCATCCAGTTCTCAGCGACATAGTTGAGATATTGGTCAATTTTACCAACCATCTCTTCCTTGAAGGTTTCTCTTTCCATATTGGATTGTTCTTCAAGTTCTTTCTGAATGGATTCCATTTCGTTAGCAAGTCTTGCAGTGACTACTGTTTCAAATAATTCAGCAGCCTTTACTTTAAATTCTTCTGAGAGGTGTTCCTCGTCAGCGAAAAGGTTTTTGATGTCGTTTTCAAACAGAGTTTCTTCTTCTTGATCTTCTGACACCTCTGTGTCCTCCTCTTCTTCTGATTCTACTTCCTCTACTTCGGATTCAGTAACAACTTCTTCTTCTTCAGTTTCTACTTCATCTTCAGCGATTATTTCGTCTTCAATCTCTTCGTCTTCACGAATACCTTCGGAAGATTTCTGAGCAACTACGGATGCGGTATCTGTACCACCGTCATAGTTTGGTGCCTGACCAGCGCCTGAATTAGCAGGTCTTGGTGCGTCACCGATTTTTGATGCGGAAGCGGTGCCAATAGCAGATGTTAAACCACCATGCTTGTCTCCAGTTCCACTAAGGTCTTGAATTTCTGGATTAGGGTTTGAGTTCCCTTGAGTTGGATTACTTGAATCACCACCAGTTGCGTTTGGTTTTAGATTTTCAGCTGCTCCTGCCTCATCCAGTTCTTGAGTCTCCTCGTTAAGAGCGGATTCTACTTCCTTACCCTTTGCGAGCATTTCTCTTATTTTGCTTTCTACGCCCATGTTAATTTCTCCTTTGAGATTTGCGTTATACTGTATTTATTTATAAATCTTTAGATTTTTGATAACTTATCCATGAATGAACTGAACACTTCCATCTTTGCTTCTTCCAGTTCACGGATATTAGTTCTCTTAATTCTCCGTACTGCAAGGTCTATGTCCTGTTCCATCCAAGCCCCTTCAACCATTACCCACTCTTTGTGTTCCATGATACCTCTTACAAAGGCGTCTGGAGCGGATGGGTCTGCTACTATATCAGCAGCGGTTGATAGTACAAAGTCATCTTGTACCTCGTTGATGCCATTCTTTTCTTTTAAAGTTCCTAGTCCCCTAGAACTCACACCAAGGGAGGCACCTTCGTCAATAAGGTTCTTTACGATGTTTCCCATAGGTGTATCAAGAATTTTTGCTTTTCCAATATAATTGGAACCGTCTTCTCTCAAAGAAGTTATCATATGTGATACACGGTCTAAATTGATTGTTGGGCCGTCTGGGTGTCCTAATTCACCCATTGCCCTTTTCTTGTCGATGCTTTCTTTTACATAACGGTCTACTTCCCTTTGCATAATTTCGCGTGGGTATACTCTACCGTTCCTGTTTTTAAGGTCAGATTGTAGGAAAACTCCCTCAATAAAAAGATTTGTCTTACCGTTACTTTCTTCTTTTAGATACTTAATATCTTCTGTTGTTTCTGTTATGAGTTTCATTATCCTAAGTCTCCATCTGCACCTTGGTGTTGTTGTGAACCATATCCACTTATCTTGGCAGTCTCTACTATTACCGTTCCGCCTGCACCACCAGCAATAACGACTTCTATATCTTGGTCATTCTGGTGATTGTCATTGAATCCGTAAAAATCTAGTGACCCGCTCTCTGTTAATTCATAGAGAACATCACTATTCCTTTGTATCTTTGCACTTGCACTTGCAGATAAAGTCCAATGAATGGCTTTTATATCTGCCTTAGGAGAACTTTGAGTCTCCGTACTCTTTTTCAGAGTGGTTGCAAGAGCAATAGTACCTGTCGCAGCTGTCCCACGAACGGCACATACTCCTTGTACTTGAGTAAGTTTTAAAACATCGACTACGACTGCCATTTAGTTTCTCCTAATATCCTTTTTTCTTGGAATGATTGCCGTGTGCGCCCTCTTGTAAAATGTCAAGAGAATAAGTTTCACACATTTCCACTCCATGTTCAAACATAACCCGATACCAAGCAATTTCCCCTTCTTTATTAGGTTCAGCGTGCTCACCTACTATCGGTTTTCCCTCACCGAATTTGGGATGGACTACCTTCAATGCACACATATGTGTGAGTTTAGGGTCATCCGAACTTCCCTGTTTTGGGGGCTTGACATCACCTTCCGTGCCGTCTTCAGCAGGATGGTTAGCAGTAGCTTTTTCCTTACTAGGTTTTTCTACTGGTTGCGCTTCTTCGCGTAACTCTTTAAATGTCTTCATCAGTTTCCCCTTCGGTTTCTGTTTGTTCTATCTCTTCTGGTGCAGCTTCAAGTCCCATCTTCTGAAGTTCTGGGTCATTAAATATCGCATTTGATATATCTTCTTTCCTAGCAGATACTAATTCATCCGCCCTTGTACCCATAGCTTTTGCAAACTCATCATTTGCTCCAGTATAATCACCGTCTGCCCACTTATCCATCATGTTTCTGACAGCATCTTGTGGTGTTACTTCATCAGCAATTTCTACTTCTACATTATCTGTTTCACTCATCTTTATCTCCATTAGTTATTTCATTACCAGCTTCTGCTTCTTGGGCAGCTGCAATTTGTCCTTCTATCATATTTATCTCTTCGTCAGAGAATCGCATGATATTTTTCTGCACATATTCCTTACTAAACAATTGTCCCATAAATGGAACTATACCATTTAATATTTCTAACCTACTTCTAAGAACCTCTTGGTCTTTAGACTCAGTATAGTAAGCATCACTTGCAAACATATACTGTAGGTCATTCTTAATATCTGGCCATTCTTCCTCGTTAATGACCCCTTTTAAAACCAGTTGAGTTTTTAGTAGGTCATCAAATATCCCACTAAACCTATTTCTCAACTTTGAAACAAACTTAGTAAATTTAAGTTCATCTCTAGTAATCTCGGCAGACCTACCAAAGTTTAATCCTGTCTGCTGTTCCAATCTTGAAACAGGGACATTGAGAGATTGGTATAGTTTCTTTTGGAAGTAAACTACATCTTCAATCTCACCTAAGTTAGCACCGCCTGGCAATGTTTGAATCTCTGTTCCTCTGCCACCTTCTTTCCTTGGTAACCAGAAGTCTTCAAGCATTGACATAAATTTCTTGTCATCCCTTATTTCACCAGTGTCACTATCGTAAACAAGTTTGTTTCTATAGCGACTCATAACATCTTTTAGATATTGTTCCGCCTTTCCTGTTGGCAGATTTCCAACATCTATATAAAAAATTCTTCTTTC